CACCCTGAACTCCCGATCGAGCACCCATTGCAGCGGCAGGTTGCCTTCCATCACCAGCCCGCGCGCGTCGGACTTCAGCTTCTCGATGCGGTGCAACTGCACCCGGCGCTGAAACGCATCCCACTCGCGCGCCAGCACCTCGCTGGGGCTGCCCTGCAACATCACCAGCCCGCCCTTGACGATATGCCCCGCCATCTTGCTGTGTATCCGCTTCACCCGCCCGTCGAGCTTGTCCATCTCGCGGATGTCGAGAATCGACTGGCGTAAAACAGGATCAACCCACATTAACCTGTAGGCGTAAGCAAGCTGGTTTTCCGGCGTAGGCCGATAGCCCCGCTCGCTGGTCGGTGCGTTCCTCGCGGCGTTCTCGTTCGGCAGCATCTGAGCGGGCACGCCGCCACCCCATTTCACTGCGGCACTTTTCGCCCGCGCCTTCAACCCGTCAAGCAGTCCCATGATTATTTCCTCTTGTAGGGGCGATTCACGAATCGCCCTTGTTCAACAAAACCACCTCGCCAACCCCGCGCCACCCGTCAATCATCCCCGCCTCGTGCAGCTCCTTGATAAACGGCACCGCTTCCGGCAAATGCGCATATACCGAAGCCTTATTCCGCGCCACTTTCGCCTGCTCGTCCGGTTTCAACTCACGCAGCGGGCGAAGCACCGGCTCCGCATACGGCGGCTCCGGCTTTACAAAAAAATGATGCCTCACGCCGCCAGCCTTTCCGGCAAGCCCATCAGCGCCTCGCGCGACTGCACCCGGCTACCGATCACCGTCGGCACATCCTCCGCCCCGCGACATTGCAGCGCCCACACCGCCGCGCACGACGCATCGAATCCGTCATCGCCGATCTTCTCGTCCACCTGTTTGAAGCTGGAATAATCCGACTTGGTTTTCACTTCCTTGATGTTGCCGAGCTGCCGCACCAGGTCGCGCCAATCGGCGCAGCGCGGATCTTCCTCGTCGAAATACGGCATCGCCGCGCGCCCGTTGTGGTACACGCTGCGCAGCGCCGAAGCCATCGCGTGCTTGGTCATGCCCTGGAAGCGGATCGGCGAGAACGCCCACTGCGTCCAGGTGCTCTGCGAGCTGGCCCCGTCGCCGACCGTCATGCGGTCCACCTCCACCAGCCCCTTGCGGTACAGCGCATCGTTTACCGAAGTCATCAGCCCGATGCCGTAGGCATCGCCCATCGCATAATCCGGCTTGAAGTATTCCCACTCCGCCAGAATGTCGCGCTCGATCCCCTTCTCATCCGCATCCGCCGGCCAGAAACGCACGCGCGGGAACGTGACAAAGTTGCCGATCAGCTCCGCCACCACCAGACAGCCGCGCGACGCCTTCATGCTCTCGCCGTGCCCGCCGTGGTCATAGCCGAACGCGATCAGCCCGCGCCGCTTGTAACGCTTCCCCGGCAACGGCTCGGCAATTTCCAGCCCAGCAGCCAGCCCCACCGCCTTGGCCTTCAGTACATGCTTTTCCCATATCCAGTTCTGCGCCGAAATGTTCAAGCACAAAAACTGCCGCAGCCATTCCCCCTCGGTCTGCTGCGCGCGCATCGAATCCACCCACGCCTGGCCGATGATGCCCATTTCCAACCCCGTGTACACGTCCACCGTAGGCAGTACATGGTATTGGCCGGAGTTGATCAGCCCTTGCAGCACGTCCGCGCCCTTGAACACGCCCGAGATGCGGATTTCCGGCTCGATCTTGATCTTCATCCCGATGCGCTCCGACGCGCCCAGCATCGGCAGGAAGCGCGATAGCAGCCGGTCGGAAGGCATGTCGTCCACCTCTTCCAGCGAGGCCATCGCCAGCGAATCGCCGTCGATCTGCCCCATGATCCCGTAAGCTGTCGCCTTCGACCCGTTCGCAAACACAAACCCCGTATCGTTCAGCCGCCTGCGCCCACGGTTGAAGGCAATGTATCCCTCCAGAATCGGCGAGCGCTTGATCGCATCCAGCATGTAATTCAGATTATTCGTGCTCTGTTGCTCGCGCGGCGCAACGATGCCCAGCTCCAGCGCCGGAGAAGTGGCCAGCTTCTCCATGTTGTAAATCTCTTTCGTGGAAGTCTTGCGCGTGCGGCGGCATGAAAAGTCGATCGTGTTGGGGTGCTGATCCATCTCCATCATCCGCAACACCTGCATCGGATCGAGGTCGGCATTGTGGACATGCTTGTGCCACAGTGCATGAGGCCGTATCCCCGTCACCGGGTCAACCTGCGCATAGCGCATGATCTCCACCTCCGCGCGGGATTGCAGTTTGATGCGCTCGCCCGAATTGATCCGGTCAGCCATTGCCGTTCTGCGCCTGATGCTCGATCAACACCGGATCGCGCGCCTTGTTTTGCTGGGCCCGAGTCATCACTGCCGCCAACCCTTCCAGCGCCTCGACCTGCCGGCGGCTGTAATCGCTCATCTCTTCGCGCGGTGCAGTGCCATCGTTCAACTTGCCCAGCTCCGCATCTTCGTTGTCGATGATCTTGGGTGTCATCCCCATGTCGGAAAGCGAGAGCCCGGCGCGCGACAGCATTTCACCCAAAGGCCGGAACAGCGGATGTGCCTCGATGTTGTGAATGGTGCGTAGAGCCCCGTTCGCGTCCGTGTATTGTGCAATCACCACGCGCCCCGTCTCGCGGTCGGTGTACCACTCCGGCGTTGTGATCTTCACCCCGTCCGCAATGATCGTCTGGAGTATCTGTTGCACCACCGCAAAAATAGAGGCTTGCAGGTCGGCATAAATCCCCATCAAGTGCTTTGGGTTCTTCTGCTCGAAAGCCGCATGGTGCTGCATGAACAGCTCGGTTTTTTTGGAACAAGCCGCCTGCGCCTTGCACCACACCCGGTCAACCTCGCACGCTTTGCAGAACGCATACCCGTCCGGCTTGGCCGGAAAGTAGGTGGCCGTCCGCGCATTCAGCCCGTGCTTCATCGCATTGAAACGCGTGCGCAATGCTTCGTCTGGTGTGGGGTGTCCCTCAAGATTGTTGGCCGCAGCAGCCTTACCCTCTTCGGTGCGCGGCCCCGTGGCATTGCGCCACGCGCTCAATAGATTCCGTTCCCAATGCACCTGCTCGCACTCAGTCCCGCACTTCGGACAAGCCGCGAAATATAAAAACGGGTGTGCCTCCAGCTCCGGCGCATCCTCCACCCGTCCAGGCTCAACCTTGAACGATTGGCAGCATGCAGGCTGCTTGCAATGGAATGTAATTTCAGAAAGAGGTTTTGAACGGTCTTTTGCCATACTGCACAGTATCCGCGCAACCGGCAAGCCACAAACAGGCCGGAATGAGGCGGTTTACACGACCTTCAAACTGTCCAATAAAAGACAAATGCTCCACGCAAAATCAAGGGTTTCGAGGGGGAGATTTCTTCATTATATTGAACAGCAAAAACACAAAAAACCAGACGGGGCTTGCTTTTGCGCTGAGAAAGAGTATGGTTCTGTTAATCCGCAGGTCCCTGGTTCGAGTCCAGGTCGGGGAGCCAGATAAATAAAGGGTTGCAGCGATGCAGCCCTTTTTTATTTTGACCACTTATTGAACGAATATTGGACAATTGTCCAATATTTTCGTTTTTATCCTGTAATTTTTCGCTCATTCGGCATGACCGGATCGATCAATCTGGCCTTGATATAAATCTCGGTTGTTGTCACAGAACTGTGCCCGGCAAGTTGCTGGATTTGCTCCAGCGGGATGCCTGACTGGTACATATCCGTGGCACCCTTTCCTTTGAGGTCGTAGATACCAAACGGCGGCGGCTTGTGCCCTGTTTTCTCTTCAACCTCCTTGCGGCGCTTCTCCATTGAGCGGCGAAACATGGCGCTGATCCCGGCGTAACTGTAAGCCTTTCCTTCCGCCGTGTGAATAAATGTTGGGTAAACGACATTACCTAGCCTGGCGATGGCATCCTCGATGTCCTTGTTGATTATGATCTCGACAGTTGAGCCAGTCTTTCCCTGTTTGATTTTCAGCACGCGCCTTTCCTCGCCCTCGATGGTGCGCATGATGATGTTGCGCGGCCCGATCTTTATCAGGTCGCTTGGCCGTTGCAGGGTGCGGTAAACCATCGTCATGAGTCTCTGCACGCTGCGGTGCGCAAGTTTGTAAACTGCGGTGTATTCCGCATCCTCCACGATGCGGATGCGCTTCGTTTCACGGTTGCGGTGCTGCCCTCGGCAGGGGTTGAAAGTAACCATCTTGCCCCACATCGGATGACGCATCGCCCAGGTAAAAATATGGGATAGCAGCGCCTTTTCGCGGTTCGCCCTGACCGGCCTGTTTGCCAGCACACCCTCATCGAGATATTGCCCAACATGCAGCGGCAGCACATCCTGCGGCCGCATGCGGCCAAAAAACGCCCGCAAGAATTCTGCCTCACGGAGATTGTCCGTGTAGGTGCGCGGCGCTTTGTTGGTTGAAGCGTACTTGACCAGGTAATCGTCAATCAGCGCGGATATATTGCTGTGTGCGCCAGCGGGGTCTTCCAGCACAGCCCATTTCCGGCGCATTTCCGCCTCATCCCCTTCTTTGGCCAAGCGCTCCCATTTGCCTGAAGGGTGGGCGTAGTAATACGCACCGTGCCTGAGATAGACCCGGGGAGGAAGGTTAAAGTTGTTTTGTCTGCGTCGCCCCACGGTAGCCATATTGCATCCTTAATGCCTTGCGCTCAAGGTTAATTTTTGCCGGAATGCCAATACATCCGGCCCTGTTGCGGGTGCGGTTGTATTCGGCATTTGTGATAGCGCGCGGCGCTCGTTAATTTGTTGTTCGGTGATGCGCGGCACACCGCGCGCATTCGTCTCGACGTAATATCCGTTCGCGCGCAGCCAGCGCGCCTGCTCAGCGCCGCGCTTGTAGCCAGTGAGATCGAATAGTTCGGCGCCGTTCAAAAACATAATTAACCCCGCGCATCCCTATCTTTGAGGTTTTTCACTACACGCGAAAGCTGCCTTTTGCTCAGCCGCTCGCCAAGCTGTTTATTTAGCAATTCCCTGATCGTGGTGATGCTATGTCCAAGTCCCACCAGCGTTTCGATGTAGCGGTTGCGCTGATAGCGCAAATAGGATTTATAGCGCGGAAAAGGCAGTCTTATTTCCCCGTCATCCCCCAGCCGTGTTTCGCTCGCATCAATGATGCGCCACATTTTTAGCGTGTTATCGACGCCGATTGCGGCGGCGATGTCCTGCAAAACGCGCCGCAATCCCATCTCGCGCAACTCTTCGAGGCGCGGGTCGCGTTTTTTTTGCTCACCATCCAGATGAAAGTTAAAAACGGTGCAAATATTCTGGTACCCACCCCCCCCAGCCGGAGGGTGCGCCGATGCCTGCCGACCCCCCACCCCATCAAACAGTTCCGCCGTGCGACTGCATCGCCTGGCATTTTCACGCCTCGAACTTCGCTTTTCGTTCTCAATTCTCATCATTCAGCCCTCATCAACACGCCAACGAATTACGCTTTTTGTCAGGATTACGAAATTCCACAGTTGCGGGAGGCATACCGACTTAGCCCGATATTGAGGTCAGTTGCAAAGCCGACACAACCGCATCGCCGCGCCGCATATACAAAGGGATTGCGAAGCGTTGAATATAAAGTATCGCCACCCCTTGCTTGAGTTGCGCCAGCCCGCAACCAGAAAAACACGCACCGAAAACCACAAGATCACCCTTTTCTGTTGAGCTGCTTCAGCAGATCGCTGACCGGCGTGTTCATCTTGGCCAGCGGATTGGCGCGGTCTATCTCGCGCGTCAGCTTGCGCATGGCCGTGTGCGCATAAATCTCGGTGCTCTTCGGATCGGCGTGCCCCATCAGCTTCTGCGCGTTGAGCATGTGCACATCGTCCTCGATCAGCTCAGTGCCAAATAGATGGCGCATCGCATGCGGGTGCAGCTGCTCGTTTGGGATGCTCAGGCGCTGGCCATACTTCGCCACCATCTCCAACACCGCGCGGCGATTAAGGCGGCGGCGCTCGCCGCGATACTCATCAACCGAAATAGTCCGGTTCATCATGCTCACGAACAACACCTGATCACCATTAGGCAATAGACGGTCGATCTGCTTTAAGTCTTCGTGCGCCATGTACAAGCGCAGCAGCATGTCCGCCTCGGGCGGGATCGGGATGCGGCGCTCCTTGTCGCCCTTCTCGCGCACCTTCAATATCAGGCGCACCTTCCCATCAACCTCATCCTCGATCACGTTGCCCACATTCAGATTTACCAGCCCGGAAACACGCAGCCCGCAGCCCACCAGCAGCGCCAACATCGCACCGTCGCGCACCCCCTCGAACGTGCTGAAATCCGGCGCCCACATCAACCGCTCGGCATTCTTCAACGTCATCACGCGCGGGATCTTCCGACCCACGGAAGGGTAGGGCAGCCCCTCGGCTGGATTGCCGCGCACATGCTTGTTATCCAGCGCCCAACGGAAGAACTCCCGCACCGCCGCGATGTGTGGCCGGCGGCTCATCGGGTCGGTCAGCCCGCGCTTGTGCAGCCAGATACCCGTGAAGATCACCAGCTCATCATGCGTGGCCAGCAGCGGATCGCGCCCGGCGAAGAACTCCACCAGGCGAGACAGCGCCAGGCGATACACCTCGACGGTGCGCGCAGAGCGGCCAGCGTTGTGCTGTTTGAACTCCAAAAACGCCTCGATCAACTTATCCATTCGACACCCCAAGCCAGAAAGCCAAAGTACCCACACGCAAAACAACCCGTGGATGCGTGGATGGCCTGTTATTCACCCCTAACCCATTGACGCAATTAAAAAACCGCATCCACGGGTATCCACGGGTTAGGGGTGTAACGGGGTGAAAACCCGTGGATGCTTTTTTAAGCAGATGTTCAAACCCGTGGATGACGCTTTTCCCTTTCAGCCCTTCTTTTTTCTTTCTTTCTTTATTAAAAAGAGAGAGATATAGAGATACAAGGGCGCAAAACCGGAAAACAGCGCTCGTGGAGAAAATAGGGGAAACCGTGGACGCTACAGCGCAACCCGTGGAAAAACCACCTAGACCCGTGGGAGGGTTCCGCTCCAACATCAACGACTTAGCAAAAAATCCGGCGAAATCCACGGGTTTCTGGCCCCCCCCCCCCAAACCTTTGGGAAAAATAGCGCTCTGCGCGCCAAAAAGCGGCAGCTTCCCCTTTGAGGGGGTGCGGGGGAGAGAGGTCATGGGAATGGGTTACCTGGTTGATTGGTCGGGGTGGCGTATAAGCCGTACTGTTCCAGCTTGTTCAGGCTGAGCGCGGTCAGGTGGCCTATACGGCGCTCGCCGATGGTACGCTCGACCGTATCCGACAGCACCACCTCGGCCTGGCTGAGCTGCTTCTTGAACACCCGGTCAGACTTCACCGGCAGGCCGTTCCACTTCTCGCGCAGCGCCGGCGTGCGGGCAAGGTGCTCCATCACATGGCTGGTGCGGATCAGCAGGCACTCCTCGCCCTCGACGTGATCCCACTTGTACGGGTGCTGATACTGGTGCGAGGCGATCTCGGAAAGGATGGTCTCCACGATCCACACCCAAGGCTCGCGGTCGGCGCTGGTCTCTTTGATATGCCGGTTCATCTCCTCCAGCAGATCGTGCGTGAAATCGCCCTGTTTCGGATCGACCCCGGCGAACTCGCACAGATAGCGCCAGCAGGTCAGCAGCGCCGCATAGTTGCTGGCCATGCGCACCGCGCCGTCGTCCTCGCCGCTGGCCATCGAGCGGTCGAGACAGAATTCTCGCATCCGCCCGTACAACTCCAGCACCTGCCCGCGCTGCAACGTCGCCAGAAACTCAAGCCACTGCCGCACCGGGAAGCGCGGCAGATCGTCCGGCATGATCGGCCCCTTCTTGCCCGTCAACTCGGTGCGCACGATCTTACCTATCAGACTGCGCACCGGCACATCTTCGCCGGCCAGCAACACCGGAGCCGAGATCAGAAACTCGGTCATATCCGAGCCGCGCCGGTTCACCGTGTACTGGTAGTTTTCTTGCAGCAGGCCCACGGCCTTGTCGATGATGTCTTGCCGCCGCGCCGAAAGCTCCTCCCACCCGACCGGGTGCGACGTGTGCGAAATCGAGGTCAGCAGGCGGAACTCGGTTTGCAGCGACTGCCCGGAAAACATCGTAAAGCCGATAGTGCGCTCCAGCCGCTTGATCAGCGTCGATTTACCCTGTCCCTTGTCCGCCTGCATCATCATGTGCGGCCAGAACCCCAATAAAACCTTGAGATGCCCACCCAAGCCCCATACAAGGGGCAACAAGGCCGCGTTCTTTTTGAAGGTGCTTTGGTATTCCCCGATCACTTTCATCGCGTCAGAGCGCGATCCAGAGTTGAAGGTCAGATTGTGGTACGGGCACTGCTGGTCGGGATTGGTGAAATAACAGTCCGGCCCCTCGTTCACGATCAATTTGCCGTCGCGGTAGCACAGCCCGACAAAATTCGCCGCATTGCGCGCCCCGATATTCGCCGCGCGCTCCAGAATGTTCACCATGCGCAGGAACGGCGACTGATTGAACACCGGCCCGAACTTCTTCCAGGTGTCGATGTTGTGCAGCTTGTCGTCCTCCACCACGCGCCGCACCAGCGTATTGCCGTGGCGCGGCGTCTGCACAGATATTGCAAAAGACACCTTCGGCTGATTATCCTCGTCGCCCGTCATCGTCGAAGTTGCCCCCGAAATCGTCACCCGCGAAATCGCCGCCACGCGGAAGCCCGCCAGATCGGAATAGCAGGGCGTGAAATACTCCTCGCCCTTCTCGTCCACGCTGCGCTTCTCGGTAAAAAACTGCGTGAAATCCTCCTTCACCCGGTAATGTGTATACGCGCTCGTATCGTGATAGGGCAAATACACCCGCCGCTTGCCGAACCCCGCCTCGATGCTGGCGGATTGCCCCGGAATCAGCCACGGCTCCAGCTTCCACAGCGCGCGCTTCAGCCCCTCGGCACCCTTCAGCTTCAGGTAATCGTTCACATCGTTGATCGGCGCTTCCTTGTCGTCCTTCCACTCATCTTGATCCACCAGCAGCGCCGAAATATCCAGCGCCGTCAGCCGCTCATGCAACGCCCACGCCGCCTTCATGCCGGGACGCTCGCCCGCCTTCGGATTGGGCCGCCCGTCGGCATGCTTGTCGGGCAAAGGCTGATCGTTATCCATGCAGATCACCACCTTCTTGCCCTTCAAAAAGCCCCAATCGATCGGGTCAACATTCGTCCCGCGCGTCGCATAGGCGGCGGAACCGTTCAGGGCGCAACACTCGATGGACAGCGCGTTGATCGGCGACTCCACCAGATACACCGTATGCGCCGCATGCAGGCGCTTGATATCGGAAGTCCACCCGTAGCCGTACTTCTCCCCCTGGCACTGCGTCTTCACGTTGCCGTTCTTGGCCGGGTCGAGATAGCGCATATCCACCGCCACCACATGGCCGGGGTTCAGCGTGCGCGTGATAAACACCACCGCCGGGCCGCCGTGCCCCGGCTGCCCCTCCTCAACCTTAACGCTCGCGTAATCGTTAAACCCCACGCTGCCCTTCTTGATCGCCCGGCGCACCACCTCCTCCGAGATGCCGCGCCCGGCCAGATACTCGACAGCCCGCTCCGCGATTGCGCCGACGCTGCGCTCCGCGATGTACTCCGCGCGGCTGGCCTCGCGCCTCGGCTCATTCTCGGCGCGCTGCGGCTTATCCAGCGGGATGGCGTACATATTGTGCAACTCCTTGATCGCCTCGCCCACGTCATCAATGCCGCGCACATACATCACCAGATCGATGCACGACCCGCCATCGTCCGACGAATAATCGCGCCACGACTTCGGGTTGCGCGCCGGCGCAATCTCAAGCGAGGGCGACTTGTCCGCGTGGTGCGGGCTTTTCCAGTTGCCCGTCTTGCCGGGACGCTCCAGACCCAGCCGCTCGGCCAAATCTTCCAGATCAATTCGGTTTTTTAGTTCTTCTATGCTTGCCACGATCCAGTCCCTGATGTTCGTTAATCAATCCCGTTCGCCCTGAGCCTGTCGAAGGGTATAAAAAAAGCTGCGCCCGCCGGCACGTTTAAGGAGTTGCCATTCTCGTCGCAGCGTGCCGGCGGTTATCTATCCCCACTCACCGGCTTGGGTCGTGCCCCGTTGCGGGGCGGGAGTTCATGTTGCAATTCTGTCCAGCGGACTCGCCACGCCATGACCGCCGCGATTAAGCACATGGGTATAGATCATGGTGGTGCTCACGTCCGAATGGCCGAGCAGCTCCTGCACGGTGCGGATGTCGTAGCCGTTTTCCAGCAGATGGGTGGCGAAGCTGTGGCGCAACGTGTGGGGGTGCGCCGGTTTGTTCAGATTGGCGCGCTGGGCACAGTCTTTAACGTGGCGCTGGATGGTTTTTTCGCTGATATGGTGGCGGCGAATCACTCCACTGCGCGGGTCGGCGCTATAACCCGCTGCTGCGAAAATGTATTGCCAGCCCCACTCTTTCCCGGCGTTGGGGTATTTGCGTTCAAGCGCATGAGGGAGTTCCACATCCGCCATGCCGGTGGCAAGGTCGATGTGGTGCATTCTTTGGCGTTGCTCGATACAGGCGCGCAACTCGGGGACGATGCTTGCAGGCAGCATCGTGACGCGATCCTTGTCACCCTTGCCGCCGCGTATAGTGATCTGGTGATGCTCGAAATCAACATCCTTGACGCGCAGGCGCAGCGCTTCCATGAGGCGCATACCGGTGCCATAAAGCAGCTTGACGATCAGCCCAGGCACACCGCGCGTTTGCGCCAGCAAGCGGCGGGTTTCATCCTGCGTAAGAACGACTGGAAGACGCTGCGATGGTTTGGCTCGGGTGATTCCGTCGAGCCAAGGCAGGTTGATGCCGAGCACCTGCTTGTAGAGAAACAGAATGGCGTGCATAGCTTGGTTTTGTGTCCCAGCGGCAACCTCGCGCTGTGTCGCCAGGTGGGAGAGGAACGCTTCTACTTCGGCAGCACCCATGTCGCGCGGGTGGCGTTTATTGTTGTGGAGGATGAAAAAGCGTATCCAGTAGAGATAAGTTGTCTCGGTGCTGCGGCTGTAGTGCAGGACGCGAATGCGCTCGCGCACATGGTCGAGCAGTTTCACAGGGCGAGGAGTGTCGCTTTTAACAGATTCAACTGTCGCTTCTTGTTCCAGAATCTCAGTCATGACAATACCTCCCGTGGTTGGTAGTTGAGTTATGCGACATCGGTGTCTATTGAGGCGACATTGGGTGTCGTTGAATTTAAGTTGTGCGTCATTCGCATAATCCGTGCGCCGACGAACAGGCTTTGTAATCAGTCAGCGTGTCGAGCAAATTAAATTGCGTTCCACCTCGCGTAGTCTTAGCCCACTCGACACGATCATTTATTGTTTCAAACCCCCCGGAATGAAGCATTGATGACATCCCGGCTCGGCTTACGGCGCATACTATTTTTTCCCAAGCTCTAATGCGGTCTATTTGTTCTGGGAAGCGTGCTGCGATTTCACGCAACTCATTTTTATTGACATTGATACACGGCATACAACCAACCCGGTTCATCCCTTGCAGATAAAGCGGGTTGGGCTGTATTCCTCTTTCTTTGCAATATGCGAACACATCGACCGCTGACCAATCAACAAGCGGTCTAAATGCCCACATGCGCGGCCCGATGCGTTCCATCTTTTTTGCATTTTTACGTCTTGCAGATTCGTCGCGTCTAACACCTTGCCACGAAATCATCGAATCACCACTATCCACAATTTCCAATTGAAACTCTACGGCAAGATTGCGTTTTAACTCTTCGGTGCAAAACTGGCGACCATGTGATGGAAACATACCCTTAATCATGCACAGGTCAAGAAACGGGTTGCCGCTTGGATGCATTAAATCCGCCGCCAGCGCGGCTCTTTCCTTTGTCCACGGAAATTTTGCGGATGGAAAATAATCTGCTCCGCCATTAGCTATCTCAAGCAGCCGCTCTCGGTGGCGTTGCATTCTCTCCTTAAAGTCAGCCTTAAGCCGCGTGATCTTGATGTCCAGTTCCTGTTCGAGATAGTTCAAGTATTCATATACTGCTTGGTGTTCATTCCCCGTGTCGCAAAAAATCGGTAACACATGCTCACGCTGGCAGTTCTCCAGCGCGATCAACAGCGTTGCCGCGCTATCTTTTCCACCAGAAACAGATATAACGTGTTTTATCATTCATCACTCCGTAGTATTGACGCACAACCCTGCATTCGAGAGCGACGGCGCAACAGCGCGCCGCGCCTCAATTTGAACGTTGGGCACTACTTTATTATCTGCGTCGAGATAGCAAAATGTTGCCTTCCACCCATCCGCATTTATCCATGAGTTATGTTGCTCTTGTATAATTGCGCGGGGTACATCTCTGTCAGAGTGTCCGCCCTCAATATGGTTGTGTTCGTATCTTCCAGGCGCTGGTTTGTTGTACCATCGCTCCCATACTGTTATTGGTTTCATATCATCCTTTCGTTTCCCAACCCATCGGTGAAGCGGGAGCCGCAAAAGCGCGGCCCCCTTACCTCTACGTTGTGCGTCAAAATCCGCCATGCTGCCGCTGCCTGTAGCGGGACTTGTGCGTTTCCTAATCCTTTAAGAGCGCCCACTCTGTTGGGAACCCCATGAGCCAACTGACCCACTTCGGATTGAGTTGCCCACCAATCTGGTCGTTCAAGTTCCGACTGCGCGCCGGATCGTTCCAGCGGCTTTCCTGCCCTGTCCGATAGTCCCGCGCCTGCGGCGTTGCAAATGTCTTGCTCTTGGTTGCGCCTCTCTCCACCGCATAATCCAATCTGTCGCGTAGCGTTCCCGTTTTCCCGCTGCCTTTGTAGTCTGTCGCGCTTGGTGTCGGCCAGTTCTGCATGTTGCTCACTTGGTCGCGCAGGTTCGCAGGCTTGCTGCGCCCAGGGCGCGCAATCGTCGCTTCCCGCTCCAGTGCTTCCGCCGATTTCGGCGGTAAACTGTCCATCGTGTTCGGTGTTGCCAATTGTTGCGAGACAGAACCATCTATCGCGCCCATGCGGCGCTCCGACATCGGATGCACGAATGCAGAGCCATCGGCAGTCATACCCCAGCGCGGCCAAGTCTCCGAGTACGGTTCCCAGCCCGTTAGAAAGGATCGCTGATACGTTTTCCAAGAAGATGTATCGCGGTCGTACCACGCCAGCGATTCGCAAGACTTCTCGGTAAAGCCCGCTGCGAGTGCCTTCTCCAAGCCCGGCCTGTTTTCCAGCGACACTAATATCTTGGCAAGGGAACCCCGCATGAATGCAATCCACTCGCCCCGCGTATTCGGATGGATCGAACATCCGAACGTCTCCTTCCCACACTGACAAGTGTGGAAACCATCCGCCTGCTGCTCGTTCGCGCAAGATTCTGCAAGCGTATTTATCCCACTCGACGGCAATAATCGGCCTGTGTCCGAGAATGAGATCGGCAAGCAATCCGCCTCCAATTCCGGCAAACAAGTGCATGGTTCGCAATTCATTCTCCAAGTCCTCACTCCGTAATATTGACGCACAACCCTGCATTCGAGCGGGACAGGCCAGAAGCGGCCTGCCCCTCAATTTGAACGTTGGGCACCCAGCAAAAAACGCTTGTCTCTATCCATGCCGGGCCAAGATCATTGTATGAAGCGTGAGCGATGCCGAATGTTTGCTTCACTTCGCGCCACGCCTTCCCTTTCGTCCATCTGTACCAACATCCTGCTAGAGGTCTATTCCTGTCTGGATGTTCGGCTGGTAAATCGTGCAGATCAGCGCCCAATTTGAACGTTACCCATCGCCACCGCATACCGCACCCCGCACGGATGCACTAGCCGCAGCACCTTCTCCTCGCCGCCCACCATCGGCGTGATGTAATCCAGCACGCATTCAGCCGGCGCGATGCCCAGGTAGCCGAACTGCGCCACATGGTCATCAATGTCCCACTTGGCCGGATTCGTCAGCGGGTTCACCGCCGGATAATCCAGCACCGCATGCACCTCCTCCCACGGCACCGGGCAACCGTCGATCACCGCGTCGCAGCGCCCCAGCACCAGATGCAGCGGCACCATCAACAGCGACCCCATGCGCGCCGCCAGCAAGTGATGGAACGCGCGGTACACCTGCCCATTCGCCGAAAACAGGCGCAGCCGCTCGATGGGGAAAAATAGGTTCGTCATGCTTTATTTCCCTGTGCCGATGTAAATTGCATCGAATGAGCCACGGCTGCGGTAACTGAACATCATGCCGAGGTAGAGCGCGTTGGCCGCGACGATGAACACTGCGCCGTAGAAGCTCAGCGGCTGGTCCAGCGCGGGGTAGTAGTAGAGGTTCCAGCAGCCCCACAGGGTGAAGAACGCGGTGCTGAGCAGCGACACGCCGCGCGCCTGCTTGTGTTCATAGAGCACGCGGCAGTTGTTGAGCGTGAAAACTCCGGCGGCCAGCTCGAAGCTGCCGTTGATCGCGTCCTTGTCGATCGCGGCGAGCAGGGTGAGCAGCAGCGCGTGGAGTGAGGGGATGGTGTCGAGGGGGATCATGCCGCAACCCTTTCAAAATATTGTTGTGCGGGCACGTTCATCGCGCCCGGCGGCATCGCCTTCAGCCGTTGCATGGATTCGTACAGCGTCATCACGTCCATCTTCGGCAGTTGTTCTTCGGCCTTGTGGATGCCGGCCAGCAGCGCGGCTTGTTCGGTGCCGCGCAGCGCCCAGATGCCGCTGGCATCACCGCGCCTTCCTGCCTCGTTCATCGCGCGCATCGCACCCTCGATCACGGTGAGCACGGCGGCATCCTTCGGCGGCTTGAGCACCAGCGCGCCGTAGATGCAGTTGATCGCCTGGCCGATGCGGTCGTATTGCAGCTTGCTGAAATAGCCGAGCGCGGCGGCGTTGAGCGCGGTGTGCAGCACCAGGCCGAAGTCGTTGAGCAGGCCGGTGACCGGCAGGCGCACCCGGATGCGGTTCGGGTTGTAGCGCTTGGTGCGCTTGGGTTTTTGGCGGGCGCTCATAGTGTGAGCCTCTGCTGCCCGGCGGCTTCGAGCACGGCTTGCGGAATCGGATCACTCGCCGGATCATGCCCGCACTCTTTACAGACATCATCCGAATCATCGTTCCCCGTGCCGCATTCGCTGCACAAAAACCCGCAGCACACCACCGCATCCGCCTTTTTCCTGTACGAGTGCTTGCATAAATCGCAGCACCAGCCCTCGATCAGGGTCGGCGCGCAACACTCGCGCGCCGCATCCTCGTCGTAGTGCCACGAGCTGCAACCACTGCACTGATAAACCCCCGTAACGGTGCTCATCCGGCCACCTTCGCTTTCCGCTTCTTTATTTTTGGCAAGCAGTGATCTTTTATTTCAATGTACTTATTAAGGCACATCTGGGCGTCATGAAGAGCGTTGGCAACATTCCCGATCACGCCGTGCATTTCCGCGATCATTACTGCCTGCGCGCGATAGGCTCGGTCATGGTCGGCCATCGCTTCCAGCGCATCCTCTTTCCAGATGCGCAGCGAGATCAATTCTTTTTCAGCCATGATCACACGCACCGATGCCGGGTCACGCCGGGCTTGGGTTGGCTGATGCCAGGCCGCACCATCTTCGCCTCGGCCAGCTCGCGCTGGAGCGCGGCACGCACCGCCTTGATGATCTTCGGTGCCTGATCGGCCTCGATCACGATGCCGCCATAGCTGGTTTCGATGGTGAACCCGCGCTCCATATCCGGCACGCGCTTCGCCAGCGAGTATTCGAGGTTGTCGGTGTAGTTGCTCATGCTGCCACCTCATGCTTTCCGATATCCACGCCCAGCACCTCGCAGGCGGCGTAGACGCGCTCGACAACCTGACTGCTCTTGTCGTGCCTTTGCTGGTCCTCGTCGGGTGTTTTGCTGACGCCGACGATGCCGTTCTTCATGTCGTCCAGTTGCACCGCCGCATCGAGCGCGGCCTTGATCAATACGGAGACATGGTGCTCTCTGGAGTCTTGAGCCACGCCGCCATCGATGGCGTGCAGCGCATTCATCACCGCATCGACGGCCGGGTGAATGGTAGTGATTTCTCCGTTCGCGCCGAGCGGTAACATCATCGCGTTCACCGCATCGTAGAGCGCGCGGAACTTCTGCACTGGTGCGGGCAGGCAGTAGCACGGCCCGCCTCCGGTGTCGTGTTTTGGGCAGGCGGCGCTCATGATGCCCTCCGCTTCTTCTCAAGCCCGTGGCGCTTGATGATGGCCTCGAAGATGTCGTTGCCGTTCTTGAAGAACGAATGCGGTTCTCTGTATGTTATTTTGCAGAGCCGCATCACGTTCATCAGGTGCTCGAAGTTGCGGACATCCAGCGAGCTGATGCCGCTAACATCCGCCTTGACGCGGTTGCCGTTGTAGAGCGATGCGAGGAACTGCGCGAATACTGTGGCGGCGCTGCCGAATTCCCTGCTGGCGTAATTGACGGCGTGCTCGAGGCTCTTGGTGTATTCCTCAATATCGGCCTCGCGGATCGCTTCGGACTTCTCGTAAGAGTCGGACTGCATAAAGGCGTGCAGCTTGGGTATATCGGTTTGCGGCAAGGTGAGCGTGACCCGCATCATTTTGTCTGGACTAAGCGCAATCCCGCCTTCGTTCAAGTCTTTCAGCGCGATCTCAAGCGTTGGAATTTTTTCTGGAGCGTTCATGCCGCTACCCTCCCTTCGTGCAACCTGCGCAAATCCGCCAGCCGCAGCCTCGGCTGGCCGTTCACCTTGCCGTCCACATTGCGCAGCGCCGTTTCCAGCTCCTCGCGGTCGAGCCGGGTGTAAACCTCGGTGCTGCGGCGCGAAAGCTGCCCCAGCGCCAACTGCGCCACGCGCAGCGGGTCGGCGGCCTCGCTGTCGCGCATGATGTTTTTCGCGTGCGTGTGGCGAAACCAGTGCGGCGAAACCCCCTCCGGCAACCCGGCCAGCTTCGCCCAATAAGCCACCCGCTGCTCGAAGGCGCGCACCGTCATCGCCCGCCAGCCCAGCACCCGGCTCTTGCGCGACACGATCAGCGCCTCGTCCAGCTCCGCCCCCTCGCGCAGGCCGAGCAAGTCTTCCAAGGCCTTGCGCACCGATTTGGTGAGCAACACTGAAAGATCGCACGCCTCCATCTTGCGGTGCGCCTTCGGGATAAACAGATAGCCGCTTTGCAGCGCGGCGACCGCATCGCCCACCGAAACCCGCAACGTCTCGGTGATGCGCATTCCGCTGCCGATCAACAGCCGCACCAGCGCACCGTCGCGCCGCGCCACCGGCCCCGCGTACTGCTTGAGAACGCCCAGCAACTTGCGCTGCTCGGCTGGGGTGAGAAAGCGCCCAAACGCCGCCGTCCCTTCTGCTTGATTCTGGTTAAACATCGCTCGCTCCTTTTGAAATGCCCGTCGCCGGGCGGTTAGTAAATCGTGTCGCGCGCCTTCGCCAGCGACTCGCGCAAGCTGTAGCGTAGGTCCCACCAAAAGAACCGCACATCGCCGACAAAACGCCAGCCGCGCCCCAGCGCCACATTGATACGCCGCATCAGGCCGCGCATGACTCGCCCCCGAAGATCGCCTCATGCGCGGCGCGCAAACTCACCCGCGCCGCGTCGTATTCCTCGGCCTCGATCGCGGCGGCAGCCTGGTCGTTGTGCCGCATCGCCTCGCGGATGCGCACCCGCCCCATGCTGTAAACCAGCATCCCGCCCTGTTCGCGGGCGAGGCGATGCGCTTCGGTAAGTTTCAACTGCGGGTGAAACAGGATATTGCTCATCTCGACTTCCTCCCTTTAGCAGCCATCATGCTCATGGCTAGATGCTTCAAACAGATGCGAAAGTGCGTCAACCGCATCGCCTCCTCAAAATCAATCTTCAACCGGCTGCGCTCCCAGGCGGCACGCAACAGGCTTTCCGGCGGCTCACCCCGATCCCGTAGGGGCGATTCATGAATCGCCCGCTCTAGCGGCAAGGCGAGCTGCCGGGATTGCCTAGCCACCGCTCATCTCCCGCATCCGCTCCAAGCCCTCCAGCAACGCCGCTAAATACCCGTGCGCCTCGCGCTCGATGCGGGCGAACTCCTTCGCGTCGATCAAATCATCGCCGGACAAAGCATCATGGATTTCGTGGTGAAACGAACCGTTGCGGATCTGGATGTGCGTCAGATTTATCAACAGCGCGTCGGTGGAAAGGCGCGAAAGGTCGGGCAACTCGAAAAACACCCCGCCGGCAGCCAGCGCAAAAGCCTGCGCGATGCGCTTGTCGCCGGTCAGGTGAGTGACCACGATGCAATCGGCCAGCGTCGGCTTATTGTGGTTGTTCTCGTTCTGGTTGTAATTGGCCTTGTTGTAAAGCGTGCCGGGCGACATCCCCATCCTGCCCGCCAGCCTCTCCACGCCAAAATCGTGAACCACCCGGTAAAACGCCTGCTGCACGTCGGTGGGAATTGGATTGCCCATCTGTGAAACCCCCTTAAAAGCTAACCTTCTTTTTAACGGGGCGGGGCGGGATACTGTAGCTGCTGACTAAAGCGAGCGAGTTTCACCGTACCACCCGAACCCACCCTGCGGCGCTAACCGCAGGGATGGGTATTACTTGGCTGCTGGCGTATCGATCAGATCGGGCTGGTACGGATATCCCGTTTCCTTGGCTCTGGAAAGAATCATCTGCTCCAGCAACGCCCGGTCGTTCTTGGGTTCGGTTTTGTTCTTGATGGCGATCACCTGGGCGATGAAGCGATCCGTCTTCATGCGGAATTCCTGCATCTTGTAGTGGTTCAGGTTGAAGGCGACACCCATTTCCTCGTAGTCGTGCAGGGCATCGGCCCACTCGCTGATCTTGGCTTCGAGATATTCCGCGCCGGAGATATTGCCGTTGGCGCGCACCCTGTCCGGGTTGATGGTCATCAAATAATAGGCAACCCGGTCGAGTTTTATGCAGATTTGCTCGCGTTTTTGGTCATCTGCGTACCCCTTAAGGGGTATGCAGACCCCTAATTCGCGCATCAAAAACGTGCTTTTTGTGACCTTTTCGTACTGTGTTGTCCAGTTAAGCCCCAGCACTTCGGTAACAATCGGTTTCAGCGGCGTGACATCCTCGCCGCGCTCGTTCTTGCCGATGGTCAACTGCAATCCTGCGTACTCGATTTGAAACGTGATCTTGCTCATCGCTCGCTCCTTTATATGGTTATGCCGCTGCGGCGGCCTTGGTGTTTTGCTCTTTTGGTGTGGCCTGCAACTTCCCTTTGGTCAGAACCTGCAACTGATAGGCGCGCCCGAATGGAACTTCTTCGCCCCACATCGAGACCGCCGCGCTCGAAATGTCCAGCGCCTCGGAAAGGCGTGCCGCCGAGCCGTAATGTTTGATTGCGTCTGCTGTTTTCATAAAACTCCTTTACGTTTCTTTAATGTCCGCCCTTAAAAATGCCCGGCGTGTCGCGGCCCGAATAATTCAGCCGCAGATCGAGAATAAAATTGCGGAGGCGTTGCACCATCTCCTGCTCGCTCTCCCGGTTGTCCGGGAGCCAGCTCATCGTTGCCAGCAACCCCGCAGCCTCCGCCGCATCCTCCAGAGTGCGGTTGAGATCGCATACGCTTTCGAGCTTGATGCTGTACACCTTCTCGGGGCCGACCGATGCCAGCAACTCATCGAAGGTGCGCTCCTTGCCGAGATAATGGACTGCGTTCGTTGTTTTCAACATCATTCCTTGTTAAGCACTCTTTACAGATGACACGTTAAACGACCTTAACATTCATGTCAAGCACTTTAATCATCACGCTAATTAGAATTAACAAATGGCACTAAGTACGCTTGAGCGGTTAAATGAAAGACTGGCTGAAACAGGGATGAAGCAGGCTGATTTGGTACGCGCCGCAAAAGTTAGTCGCGCTGCTGTTTCTGGGTGGGTGAACGGCAACACCAAAAGCATCCAGGCGGTTTATTTGTTCCCGGTCGCTCGCGCGTTGGGGGTAAACCCTGAGTGGTTATCTACAGGCAAGGGGGACAAGTGTCCCGCGAATGTGGTGCAGCAAACGCAGGGCGCTTATATCGTGCAGTCCATCAATGACAAGCACAAGGTGTTGATGAGGGAGTTCGACAAGCTCACGCCGAAAGCGCAGGCGGCGTTGCTTGATTTATTAACCGAGACGAGGGGAGAACACGATGCCGGACAATGACGCGACGCTCGCGCTGCTTCACGCGCTGCTGAAGACATCCATCAAAGATGAGCTTCTCGAAAAACTGAATGAGGCGGAACAGCCCGATGTTATTCGGCAGGTTGTCGCCGAATACAAAATCGAACCCACAGTAATCAGCACCGGGATGCAGACGCATGAACAGATGCTGGGAAAATAAAAAAGGGGAACCGCATGGATGACTTCAAAACCCGTCTGCGCCAGCACGCCGAACACATCAAAAAAGTCGGCGAGCACTGCACCACCGAAGAAACCACCAAGCAGGCGCTGATCCTCCCCCTG